AGGTAAGGTTATGATGAAACCTGATGTTGTCAGCGTGACGACTAATACAGAAGATCTCATGGCTCACACCTTTTCAAACGAACCGGCCTCCATTTTGCGTCGTTTCGAATTTCATGTTTCTGCCAAGCTTAAGCGCAAATTTACTGATCCACAAACTGGTGGTCTTGACAGTCAAAAAGCTTTGCTCGCCGGATGGTGTCCTGATGCATGGTACTTAACTCTGGAAAGGGTTAGAATCATTAGGAATGAAAAGAAAGATAAAATTGAGTACATTACATTGTTGAAAGATGTGTCTCTTCAAGAGCTACGATTGTGGATAGCGCGTGATGCAGTAAGACTCAAAAATGAGCAAAAACGCTACATTGCGATAACCAGTCTGATGGTTGATTCTCCCATGTGCATGAAATGTTTTTGTCCTGTTATTTCGACAGATTTTCCAGGGAAGTGCTCGTGCAACAATCCTCGGGTTATTGCGGCAGATGAGCCGTCCGATAACTATGATGAAATCAGTGAATCTAGGAAGAAAGTCGAGGTCTGGGGACAAATCGTGCCCTCAGAGGAAATTGACGGAGATGAAACACCTCCTGGTCTTTTGAAAGTTGTTTTGGCTGAATCTGATGAAGAAAGTTCAGATAGCGAAGTTTTCGCAACTGATGAGACTTTCCTTGATGATGATTTGGTAAATCAATCTGGAATTGAGGATATCTTCTATTTGAATCCATTCTCAGGATTTTCTGAGGATCAGGTTACTAATGCATGTAGGCGCACACCATCCAATCTTGCGGAAGCAATGGTTGATTGGTATGTAGACAGAAAAATCGAAGGAGCAATTGCTCATTTGCATGTTATGCCTTCCATTGTGGAACAGGTTGAGCAGGCAAGTCAGTGCGGAAATTTAGCCGCTGCTTTTCATAAGCACAAGAACTACATTCTAGCTGCTGCTGGAGTTGGTGCATTTGCAAGTCTGGCGGCTTTGACTATCATGATGTGGCGAAAACATAAGGATGTTTTGTCGTTTCAAGAAGGAATCGAAAAAGTTCCTATCAAATTGGAATCTGACAAACCAAGCAAATTCAGGAGTGTTAGGTTGACTGATATTCCCAAATCATTGGCATCTGCAACCTGTACATATGAACAACTTTTGGACAAAGTGTCAAAGAATGTGGCTACATGTCGCATTTACAAGAAAGACAAGACCTATCGATCTTTTTGCATGATTTTCCCTTTAGAAGGCAACATATGGTGCATGCCAGCACATTGTTTGCGTGATGGAGATGAATTTTTCTTGGAAGTTTCCCGTTGTGGAGAAAACGAAGTCGGATATCGTTTCGATCAATGCGTTGACAAGAATATGTGGGAAATCAAAAACAATGATTTCGCTGTTATTCGTCTTCCTGCTGGTGGTTCCGTACCACCTCTTGCAAAATTTTTGCCAGAAGACGATTTTGAATTTCGAACATACTTCTTTGCGACAACGGTAATTTGCACACCGGAGGGTAATCTTGCCCATGGTGATGTCAAAGTTGTTGAGAAAAGGACTTTTAAAGTTGGCCCCAATACCATACAGGGTTTGCGATATGAATCTGTTGCACCCACATACGATGGCCAATGTATGTCCCCTCTTGTTACGAAACAGAAACGACCATGCATTGCTGGTTTTCATTTAGCTGGCAAAACTGGCGAGACTCTATCAGTGGCTGGTGTCCTCACCCGGAAAGAATTTGGTGAGGCGCGAGACGCACTCGATGAGCGCATAGGTTTGTCAATGCATTCCGAGGGTGAACTCACCCTGGATAAATATGATTGCCCTGTTGAAATTAGTACTGCTATCAGCCCCAAGCATGCATGTTTGCATGTTCCTCTTGAGGGTTGCCCCATGCCTGGTGCTGTTACTTATGGTGCCCATTCTAAGGGCACAGTCAAATTTAAATCTCAAGTGCAGCAAACTCCAATTTCGGATGTTGTCACAGAGGAGATGTTGATGCCGCGTGAACACGCGGCACCACCGAGAACTAAGATGCACCAGCATTATGATCGCTGTTACAAAAAGATTGCTTGCTCCCGAACAATCGTTCCTTTTTCAACGATTTGGAGATCGGTGAAGGATTTTAAAAGATTTATACACAGATATCACGAAAAGTACCCTGATAGATTGTCTTTGGTACATTTGTATCCATATGCTGTGGCTCTTTCTGGAGTTGACGATGTTGCATCCGTGAAACACATGGATTGGTTGACTTCAATGGGATGGCCTTTGAACAAGGCAAAAGCCTGGTTCGTATCCATCATTGAATCCATGTACGATGAAATTACTGTGCAATATGATTTCGATGATCCTAAATTTAGGCAGGAGGTAGAGAGAATGATCGCTACCTTGAAGGCTAAGGAACGCGTAAATGCTGTTTTCCGCGCGAACCTCAAAGATGAGCCTGTGGCTATCGGAAAGGAAAAGATCCGCGTGTTTGCTGGTTGCGAGGTTGCGTTTACTATTGTAGTACGAATGTATACACTATCTTTAGTGCGTTACTTCCAAATGAGTCAAGGCGAATTGGAGTGTGCTGTGGGTGTCAATCCTGCTAGTGAGGACTGGACAAAGATGGCTGATGTGGTTACAAAATTTGGTACAGGAAATAGATTCTTCAACGGGGACTTCTCTGGTTTTGACAAAGAGCTCAAGAGTACCATTATGATGGCCGCTTTTGATGTTTTGTGGGAGCCTGCCCGAATGGCAGGGTGGAATGATGAGCAAATGAATGTATTGAACGGCATTGCCACGGAAGTCAGTAATCCATTGTATGAATTTGACGGTGTTTTTGTCAAGTTCTTTGGATCAAATCCATCAGGACATCCATTGACAGTCATCATCAATAACATTGCCAATAGCATATATATGCGAATGGTGTACTACACTCTCCATGCTGGAGAGGAGAACGTTCCCGATTTTTGTGATCGCGTGGCGCTTTTGTGCTACGGTGACGACAACGTCGGTGGGGTTCACGATGACGAAAAGGATGTCTTTAAACAATCCAACATCACTAAAGTTTTAGCTAACATTGGTATCACATACACCATGGCTGACAAAACTTCCGATGTAATTGATAATGTGGACTTTACGCAAGTCTCGTTTCTCAAGAGAAAGTGGGTATGGAATGATGAACTTAATTTGTATTTGGCTCCCATTGAATTGGGATCCATCTCGAAGGGTTTACATAACTATATGCGCCGGAAGAAAAGTGATGTTTTGCCAGAGGAAATTTGTGGCAACGCAATTTTGAAAGCTAATCTCGAATTTTTCCAATATGGTAGAGATGTACACGAACAACGCAGACAAGAATTGACACGCGTTATTCGAAGGTGTAACTTGCGCGCCTACACAGGTGATCTCGCTACTTGGGATATGCTTAAACGCATGTACATCAATCCAGCGGATGAACCACCCCCAGAACCTGTTGATGATGCAACTTTGAGCTACCAGTCTGGTGAAGAGCAAGTGGGGAACATCAAATTTCACGATGAAGAGGGTGGACATGCCCATTCAGTTGGTGATGAGATCGACTCACTCCGCAATGATCCTATGATTCAGGATGTTGCTTTGGCAGATTTCATGCGTAGACCAATAAAGATTTACGAGCAAGATTGGAACGTAAATACTAGTCTTAGTACGGATTTTAATCCGCA